TGTGTTGTGATGCGGAGAGCCGGAAGGCTGCCCTGCTCATAAACCGCTACAACCTTCGTCGGCTTGCCATCTTTGTTTATCACCCGGTCCCCAGATTTGACGGCCTCAAGCGGCTTCAAGCTGCCAGACGCCATCAGGACAGGCTCCTTTACCCAGATTGGCTTGCCGGCCTGGCCGGGGTCCTGCGGCAGGCTGATTCGCACGCCTTTGCCGTCGCGCTGCGCCGTGGCGACGATCGCCTGCTCGACCGCCTCCGGCCCGCCGCGCAGCCGCACCACGTCCTGCACGGTAAAGCGGCCATCTAGCCGTTGCATCAGCACGCCCACGGTCCAGTCCGGATCCCGCGTGCCCACCTGCTCGGTCGCGGCGAGGTCCCAGGCGCGGACCAAGCTGCCGCCCGCCGGCGCCGCGTCGAGCGTGCCGATCATCTCGATCATGATCAGCGCGCCTTCCGCCACGCGGGGCTGCTGCTGGAACAGCGCGGCGAAGTCGCGCTCGCCCACCACGGCGCGCTTTCGGGCCAGCGCCGCCTCATCCTCCCATTCCGGCCACAGCGCCGCGCCAATCGGGCGGCCCATCGGATCGTCCGGGCTGTCGGCGAGCGCAGGCAAGCAGACGACGCGCCATTGGTCGCCGCCCGCCGCCATCTCCTCCAGCAGGCGGCCGGCCAGGTCATCGGGGTGCCAGCGGGTCTGGATCAGCACCATGCGCCCACCGGGCCGTAGGCGGGTGTAGACGTCGTTGCGGTACCAGTCCCAGGTGCGCTCGCGGTAGACGGCGCTCTCGGCGTCCTGGCGCGATTTAACCGGGTCATCGACGATGATCAGGTCGGCGCGCGCCCCGGTGATCGGGCCGCCCACGCCCGCCGAGCGGTAGCGCCCGCGGTTGGACGTCTCCCACAATTCGACGCTCTCGCGGGTCAGCCCATAGGCCAGCGCATCGGCTTGCTCGATCGCCACCCGCATCGCCTTGCGGCTGAAATCCTCCGCCATCGAGGCGGTGTGGCTCGCGCCGATCACGCTGAGGCCGGGGGCCTGCGCCAGGAACCACGGCGGGAATATCTCGCTGGCATAGGTCGATTTCGCGGATCCCGGCGGCAGCAGCAGCATCAGCCGGTCTACCGCGCCATCGGCCACCGCCTGCAGCTCGCGGATGATCACGCGGTGATGCGCCGCGGGCGCCTGGCCACGCGGCGCCAGAACGTCAGTCGCAAACGTCAGCAGCGAGCGCCGGGCCAGGCGGCGGCGTTGCTCCTCCATCACCCTCACCAAGCTCTCGCGCGAGCTGCGCGCGGCGCTGCTCAAGGGCGGCGTCATCGAGGGTCGAGAGGGCATCGGCGTTGATGTTGATGTTGCGGGCAACGGGCATCCCCTCGATGCGGTTGAGCAGGGCCTCGGCGGCGCGGACCTGCACGGCGGGATTGTCGGACGTGGTGGCCAGCCCGAACAGCAGGTCTTTCAGGATCGCCGCCTGCTCGGATCGCGGGATGCCCGGCGGACGCCCCGGATTGCCGGGCTCGAACAGCGCCACGGGCTTTTCCGGAGCCGTCGACGCGCCCTTGGCGGGACCGCCCCAGCCGGGACCGCCGGCGGGCGTGCCGCTGCCTTTCGGGCGGGTGGAGCGGGTCCGCGGCATCAGGCGGCATGGGCCTCCGCCAGGCCGCGCGCGCGCGCCGTTCCGGGCGCTTCGAGGGGCTCCCCGATGGCATGCAGCGCGGCCTGGTAGCAGGCGCGATCGAGGCTGGACACGTCCGGCTCGGCGTGGCGTTCGCGCAGGATGGCGGCGACTTCGGCGGTCTCCAGCGGGGTCCAGGGGTGGGCGATCATGGCGTGTTCTCCGGTGCGGTGTTGGGGTCCAGGGCGGCGTCCGCCCGGGCCAGTTGGCGGCGCAGTTCGGTGAGTTCGTCCTCGCGGTCGCAGCACTCGTGATAATAAAAACCGAGGAAGCGGTTGGCCGTTTCCGTCCGACGGTCCGCCTCGTCACGCTCGCGCTCGACGGCTTCGAGCAGGCCGTGCGCATCGGCCAGAGCGGCGCGCAGCCGGGCCATGGGGCGCCGCCAGAGGGTCCATCCGAGCAGCAGGCCGATGGCGAGCGCGATGACCTGCATGCCGAAAATGACGGCGTTGACGGCGGTCTGATCGTCGGTCATGCGGCCCTCTGGGTTCGGATTGCGTGGTCGAAATAGCTCAGGAAACGCGGCGGCTTGTAGGTTGGCCGGGCCGCTATGTCCCTGATCGCAGGCAGGATTTGCGCGTGCAGATCGAGGCCTTCGGCGAGCCAGCCGAGCATGGGCCGCCAGTCCATGCCGGGGGTGTGGCCGTCCATCCGGGCGGCTTCGCAGACCAGGGCGGCGGCGGCATCGACATACCAGCCGCCGGCGGTGGCGTGAGGTTTGCCGTCGTCGCGCGACACCTCGGACGTGGGGGTCAGGTGCAGCCAGGCGGCCGGTTCGTCGTTCAGCGTCGGCATGAGCGGACTCGCGCGCGTCGCTTGCTTTCTTTCTCTGACTCTAGCCTCTGGCCTCTGGGCTTTATCCCCCCCGTTATCCATGGGGTTATCCCCATCGTGCGCAGGGGGGTTAACCCCCCCCTTAACCGGCAACTCGCCTTGGGGGTTATCCCCCCCCTTAAGGGTTGGGTTTCCGCCGCCCTTCCCGTTTCTGAAATCTGCCTCCGCCTTCTCTGCGTCTTTGACCATGCGCCGCGAGAAGATCGTCCCGTCCGCGGTGCGGCTTAGGACGCGCCATTGCTCAAGCTCCGCGATGGCGGCCCGGACCGTCTTCACGTCGCTACCGACCTGCTTAGCGATGTGATCGACGCTGGGCTGCACGCCAGCAATCAGCAGATGACCGTATCGAGACGACTTATGCATCGTCGCAATCATCTCGATCCAGAGCCCCCGGGCGGTGAGGCTGCACTGGCTTAACCCTTCATCGGCCTGCCAGTCTGCCGGGTAGAACTTCATCCATGGCTTGCGCTTTTCGATCACAGATCTGGCCCTCCGGTGGGCTGCAGCCATCCGTCTCCAACGCGGACCCATCCGATCGACGCCATCATATTGACGGCATCCTGTTCGGAGCGGCCTATGGTGGCGGCGAGCGCGACCAGCATGTCATGAGGCAGCGGCGTGCCCCGGATATCGACCTCCGGCGGCACGAGCGGGGCGGGAAGGTCAGTATCGGCCATGGTCACGCTCGCTAAAAGACGTGGTGGCGCCGCAGAAATTCAGATTGACCGTGCCCGGCTCGCCGTCGCGGACCTTGGCGAAGATCAGCTCCGCCTTACCGGCCGCCGCATCCCGCGCGGTCTGCCATTGCGTCTTGCGGTTGGCGAATTTCTCCGCCATCTCGCCGGGCAGCGGCTCCGGCTCCTTCGCCATGTAATATTCGGCGCGGTAGACGAAGGCGACGGCGTCGGCGTCCTGCTCGATATCGCCGGACTGGCGCAGGTCCGACAGGTTCGGGCGCTTGTCGTCGCGGTTCTCGACGCCGCGGTTGAGCTGAGCCAGCAGCAGCACCGGACATTGATGCTCCTTGGCCAGCCGCTTCATGGCGCCGCTGATCCGGCCCACCGCCCAGGTGCCGCCGTGGCGGGCGTCGTCATCCTCCGGGCGGATGATGTGCAGATGGTCGACCATCACCAGGCCCACGCCATGCTTGCGGCGCGCGTTGCGGATTTTCAGGCTGATCCCGGCCGCGGTGAGGCCGCCGCCATCCTCGATGGTGAGCGGCAATCCGGCCAGCTCCATCCGGGCGTCAATCAGCGCCTGGCGCTGGCCCGGCAGCAGCTTGCCGCGCTTCATCCGCCAGACCTCGATTCCGGTGAGCGTGGCGAGCGCGCGGCGCCCGAGTTCCAGCGCCGACATTTCCAGGCTGATCACCACCACGCCGGTACCGGCGCGGGCGGCGTTGACCGCCCATTGCCAGCCAATGGCGCTTTTGCCCATGCCGGGCCGTCCGGCCAGCACCGTAAGGGTTCCGGCTTCCAGGCCACCAAGCCTGTCATCGACGTTGGGAAATCCCGTGGACAGCCCCGCCGGGCCATCGCGCGCCGCGGCTTCATCCGTCGCCCGGAGGGCCGCGTCCATGGCGCTGTCCATGCTCATGCCCTGGCTGGCGGGCATGGACAAAGCCAGGGCGTCCAGCCGCGCCATAGCGGCGGCGATCACGCCATCGGCGGACGCGTCGCCGGCGCTGGACGCATAGGCCTGCTCGCGCATCTGCTCGGTCAGCGCGACCAGCGCGCGGCGGCGGTGCAGATCGGTGACCAGAGCGGCATATTGCGCCGTCATGCCCGGCTGCAGGCCGACGAAGCATGTCAGGAGGTTTGCGATATAGGCCCGCTTCTCCTGGTCGTTGATCGCCACCGCCTGCATGACCGCGATGGCGGCCGGCGCACCGGGCTGGCCGACGGCGACGATGGCGTCATGGATCTCGGCGTGGCCGTCATAGCCGTAATGATCGGGCCGGAAATGGCTGGGCAACGACGCGAGCAGCGACGGCTTGGCGAGCAGCGCGCCGAGCAGCGCCCGCTCCGCCTCGATATTCAGCAGGCGGTTATCCGCGA